CTACAGCCCTTCTTCGGCTACCTGGAGGACCCTCCTCAACGGGAATCCGGTGGTCAGCACCAACCTGGTGACTGCCTCCCGAGCCTACATGGTCAGCAAGCCGGTCAAGCTGTCTGGTGGAGGGAACATCACCATCACCAGTGCCTCGAACGACCTGTTCAACCTCACCATCGACGGTGTGGACATCGACGTTTCACTGACCCCCGGAACCAGGACCCCGGCCCAGATCGCTACAGACATCAATGCAGCGATTGATGCCGACCCGGCCTTCTCCTCGGTCACGAACAACTACATGTGTACGGCAATCCCTGGCCCTGGGACTGGCTACACCTTCTTCGTGATCCGTAGCTACTCGACTCCGGGTGCTCTCCCTGGTGGCTTCGATCACCAGAGCTACGTCCGGATTCGTCAGGGAACGGCGGAAAGCACTCTCGGGTTCACGACCTTCCAGCGTGCTGACGGTACCACGGGTGCAGTCAACAAGCCTGCAACCCTCGTTGGGGCCAATGCGGAGGCTTTCGTCTTCACAAGCGGCCTGAACGATGTGCTCAAGGTCCGGATCAATGGGGTGGACTTCCAGGTCACGATCAACCCCTCTTCGACCACGGCAACCCTGGTGGTGGCGGACATCAATGCCGTCATCGCTTCTCAGGGCACTGCCTCGGTAGGAACTCTGGGCAACCTGAACCACGTCCGTATCACGAGCAACATCAACTCCGAGCAGTCCTCGGTGGTGATCCTCAATGGTTCGGCAAATGCCACTCTCGGCTTCAGTGAGGGTGACTTCGCCAGCCAGTCTCGGGTCAACGTCCAAGAGGTGGTCAACCGCCTCATGGCTACCCCGAACATTGCAGTCACCTCCTGGGGTTCTGCTGGAAGCCCTGGAACGGCTCCGACTGCCAACACCACGGGTGCGGTGGTCTACCCGACAACCATCGCTGGGCAGGTCTACTTGACCATCGAGTCCCTGGTGGTGGGTTCTGCCTCCTCCATCGCCTTCGGGACGGGTGCCAACTCGGCCTTCAACATCCTCACTGGAACCCAGATCACCCCTGGGACCGATGGGGACAATGGGGAAGATGCCACGGACAACTTCGTGGTCACCTCGACCAACCCCTATGGCTCTGCCGGAACGGGCGTCCCTGGGCAGACCTACACGGATGAGCGCACGGGCCTCAGGTTCACGGTCCTCCCGGCTTCGGGTGGTTCGTACACCTCTGGTGGGCACTTCTCCCTGAACGTCTCCCAGACCTTCGAGGTGAACCCTGGGGTCCCCTTCCTGGCAATCCCAGGCTTGGAGACCATCGTGACGAACACGGTCAACGTGGGAGTCAACGACACGGCCAACGTCCAGACCTTCAACCCGAGCGGGCTGGAGCCGAAGAACGGGGACTTCTACTTCATCTCCTACCGGTTCCTGAAGCAGGACTACTCGACCAGGATCTACCGTCAGTTCAAGACCATCGAGGCGAACTACGGCAAGCTCTCAGCCGAGAACCGGGTCACCCTTGGAGCCTACTTGGCGATCCTCAACGGGGCCGTCCTGGTGGGTGTCAAGCAAGTCCACAAGGTCCCCAACACGAACCAGGCGTCTGCTCAGGTCTTCATCGACGCCATCAACAACCTCGCAACCCCGCTGCCTGGGAACATCAAGCCTGACCTCCTGGTCCCCCTCTCGACGGACACAGCGGTCTACTCGTTCCTGACCCAGCATTGCGAGATCATGAGCAACATCCGCAACCAGTCGGAGCGGATGGGCTTCATCGGGTTCGCTTCGGGTACCAGCCCCACGAATGCTCAGACGGTGGCCCGTAGCCTCTTCAGCCAGAGGATCGTCGCCTTCTACCCGGACTCGGCAGTCATCACCCTCTCGAATGAGCTTGGTGAGACCTTCGAGACCCTGGTGGACGGAACCTTCTTCGCTGCTGCTGCTTCGGGTGCGGTCTGCTCCCCAGCAGTTGACGTGGCAACCCCCTACACCCGTCGTCGGATTCAGGGCTTCACCCGGATCCCCCGTATCCTCGACCCGGTGGAAGCCAACCAGACTGCGGTTGCTGGTGTGACCCTCCTGGAGGACCTGGACCCCATCGTCCGGATTCGTCAGGGCCTCACGACCAACATGACCTCGGTCCTCACCCGTCTCCCGACGGTCACCCAGATTGCTGACTATGTCAGCATCAACAGCCGCTCGGTCCTCGATGCCTTCGTCGGGACCAAGTTCCTGTCGAGCCGGACCAATGAAGTCGAGGTCTCGATGACCTCGCTCTTCAACCAGCTCATCCAGCAGGAGATCGTGGCTGCCTTCACGGGTATCTCGGCAGTCATCGACCCAGAGGATCCCACGATTCTCCGTGCCGAAGCCTACTACCAGCCGATCTTCCCGCTCCTGTACCTGGTCCTCACGTTCAACCTGCGTGCCCGGATCTGATTCGTAAGTAGGCTTGGAAACGGCCGTATCTCTTCGGAGGTACGGCCGTTTTCGTTTTATGACCCTCTGTGAGTATGGCCTACGTCCCGTCCACTATCTATCGAACGGTGTACGACATCAACTTCACTGCCGAGAGTTCCCAGACTTTCAGCGCTGATCAGAACTACACCATGGGCGGGGCGACATGGGTGAAGCAGGGGACCTCTTATGAAGACTCGGCCGCTTCTGTTGGCTCCGGGGGCCTTGTCATACGCCCAAACCAGACTTCAGATTGGAACATTACGGGAAGCGGACGCAACCTTCCTATGTTGAAGCTCCCTATCAAGAACGCATTCAGTGGGTTCTCCATGCCAAGTAGGCTTAGGGTCTGGGCCTACAACCCAAGCAATGATGCCGCCAACAACTATGAGGATGCGGTCATCACCGTTGGGTCTGGGGATTCAACTCTTGAGTTTGTTGTCAAGAGAGGACGGGGTCTGAGTGGGAATGGACTCTCACCGGCCTACACGTCTACAGTCGTCAGGGGTAACAACTACCTAGACAACGTGATGACCCTAGGAACTTCAAATGATGTCATCGTGTTTGACATTCCAAGCCTGTACATGGCGAACTTCAAGGTGTACTACGGCGCATACACTGCGAACGGTTGGCCTGGACTTGGATCGATGAGTTTGGCCTTGCCTTGGGACTACTACGCCAGCAACTTGGTCTCAGCCTCTATCCTCACTGCTTTGGCCTCTGATAAAGTCTCAGTGTGCCTAGGGGCTCAGAGGTCTGGTTCTGGGACAGCCTACACAGTCAGGTTTGACCGACTCCGGATCGATGTGGGCTAGAATCCTTCTATGCAGCGGAGCAAGTGACATGTACACCAATCGGACTGCCCGAGAGCTTCACGCCAGGCTTCTCCTCTCTATGTCAATGGAGGATGCCAAGGAAATCCTAGGCTTTCCACCTGGGTCAAGCCCTTCCCCTTCGGAAGTAGCCAGGGCGTACAAGCGCAAGGCCCTGGAGAACCACCCTGATCGGGGTGGGGACCCAAGGAAGATGGTGGAGGTCAATGTTGCCAAGGAAGTCTTGGACGGGAAGTCTCGTGGTGACTTCGTCCGGCAGCAGAACGAGGAGGAGAAGAAGAGGCGTGAAGCCCTTCTGAGGGACCTCGCTACCATCGACCGGGCCAAGAAGCAGGCCGTTCAGGCTATGGCAAACCACTCTCTGTACGTGTTTTCCTTCCGGATTCGGGAGCCCTTCCGGGTTTTCCTTATGGATGACTTCGCAGAGGTCCTGGACTTGGTTCATGACCATGCTGAGAAGGGACTCAAGAAGCCCGCCTCCAAGGATGACGAGAAGGCCCTGAAGAGTGTCCTGGGGGTCATTAAGGAGATGAACGGGATCACCCTTCGGATTGCCAGTAAGTACCGTGGGCTCTCCAACCCTGGGGAGATCATGCTCTCCCAGCTTGAGGACCGGTACGAGAGTGGCGTGGCTATCCAGAAGATGATGGAAGACCTCTTCGCCAAGTCGAGGCAACTGAATGGCCTTCTGATGACGGGCCTTGGTCCGACCTATGAAGATGCCATCTCCATCCCGGATAAGGTCTGTGATCGCTACCTGAATGCCCATTCTTGGTTGGAGTCCTACATACGGGACCTCTCATCCTTCGACCCGAGTGACCTT